GGCATATGCCGCCGCCTGTTCCTTAGTCGAGAAAGCGGTGTCAGCGTATGGCCCTTTGGAAGTGCTGAGTTTGACACGGTACTTTTCGCCCCGGCTCATGGCGTCGTCGTAGCGTATGCCGGGTATGCCCGCTTCGTTCAGGGCGCGGCTCGCGGCTTCTTTGCTGCCGAAATTCTTTATCAGCGTTTCATAAAGGGCTTCGCCAGTCCTATCGCCTGATGCGACGGCTTCGACCGTTCCACCGCTTCGCCTTGCCGCGCCATCTGCCATCTGGCGCGTCATGTAGGTTTTGGCATCACCCGCAACCCTATAGCGCGGCTTTGGCACGGCTGATCCATAAATGCCGTGCAACTGCGCCCCGCTTGGCGCTGTCCAAGGACGTATTTCAAAGCTGCCGGGGTCCAATCCAAGTTTTTCGGTCGCCACCCGCTGCGCTATTTCCGGTGTTTCAAAGCCGCCGCTGCCCATGTAGCTTTGCTGCACCCGCATATTCCCCAAAGCCGCCCGCACCTTCTCGGGCTGCTCACTCAGCGGCAAGTCCCAGTCCAGAAGGTCTACTTCGTCAACGTCCATTTCTACGTGGTAGAGGTTGCCGGGGTTGTCGAGCCCTACATTCTTACCCTCAAGGCCACGCAAGAAGTCCGCGTTTTTCTGGGCTTGCTCAATCGCTGCTTGTCGCGGCGGCTGCATCATGCCGGGCATATTCATTAGCCCGGCAAGCCGTTCGTCGGCAACGGTAATTGCGCCGTCAACGCCCTTCCCGTCCTGCAAAGCTGTTTGCAAGTCCCAATAAGCGTCCTCGGAAACGTCAAATTCCCACAAGTCGCCGCGCCGTAAGGGCTTGCCATCAATAGCAATTCCAGCCTCCGCGCCGCCCCCAGCCGTCATATACGTCTTGCCGGTGTCCTTGTGCTCCGCGAGGTAATGCCCCCAGCCATAAGCGGTGTGGCCTTCGCCGGATATGCCAATGTGTTTGGCCTGGAAGTCTTTGCCGGGAATGCCAATTTCACTGCGGGCGTTCTTGCTGCCGTGATAGGCTTTGACCATTCCTTCTAGGCTTTGCAGCAAGCCTTTCCGGCCTGTCATTGGCCGCAGTTCTTCAGTCCCGCTAATTAACCCTTTGATCTGTTTTACCACAGGTTGGGCATAGGGCGCTGCCGCTGCCGTGCCAATAATTGCCTTGCCCGCAGTCGCCGCAGAAGGCTGTAGCAAGGCGGGCAAACCCTTCGCCACTGCCGTCTTGACTGCCGTGCCTTGACCTGCCGTGATAGCGTCAAGCAACCCTTCGGCAACCGACTGAGTGCCATATGCCACAGCTTCTGGATATTGCCCAGCGTCCCAGGCTTCCCCAGCTTGTCTCCAGGCTGGCATGACACCGCCAAACGAAGTAAACTCGGACGGGTTTTTCTTAAAAGCGTCGTAAATAGCACCGCCGGCCGTGGCAAACGGCTCGACAGCCGCGGCCAGGTGAGGCCCGGCGTAGTAGCTGAATTGCTCCCACGGGCTGCGTTGACGGCCGGCTGGCGCAGCCTTGGGCGCCGGTTGGCGCATGATGGCATCCGGGTACAGAGGCGGGGCGCCCGTCGGTGGACGACCGGCGGCCAAGATCCCCTGCCGGGCGCGCTGATACGGGTTAGCCATATTTGGGAAATCCTCGTGCCATCAGGGGCAATGTACCGTTACGGCGTCTCCGAGCCGCCGCCCCGATTCCGGGGGGCCGGCCGCCAGGCCGGGGGGCCCAAAGTCGCATAATGTTCAGTATCGGAAATTGTGTTGCAGCGCAGCAACGGCGGAATACTGCGGGTGTTAGCCACTTCTTAGAGGCATTCCAAACATTATCACCCACCGTGCAGTGCGGTAGACACAACATGTGGTAGGTCTCAAGGTTCAAACTAGGTCAGTATTGCTGACCTTCTCGCGCGCGCAGGCGACCCGGTGTCGCGAGCGATTTCGCCTTATTCGGCCGCTGCTGGGATGTAGCTCACAGCATCATCCGCCGGCATTGGCACCACATCTCCCTCGATCACAACAGGCTCTCGCCACCCCACGACGCGCTCCACCACGATGTGCTCGACCTCGACGCTCTGCTTGTCCTGGAATCCCTCCAGCAGGCGCTCTGCTTTCCACCGCAGATGCGCCAGCATCTTGTCGGCCTTTAGCGTCTCGTCCCGGTCGGCGGCGCCGTCGAGACGCGCCTCCCACGCCTCGATATCAGGCAGTACGCCTTGCTTCATCGCGGCCCAGAAACGCCCGTCGAGCTCATGATCATTTCGCCGCCACTTACGCACTGACCACTCGCATGGCAGGTGATCGTCGCTGCAGATATGCGTGATCTTCTCACCCGCCGAGATGCGGTCGAGGATCTCATTCAGATCCTTCTCTGTGCGCCGAGTCGAGCCTTTGACCGCCATCTCCTCACCTCAACGTAAAAACCCGCCCCGGAAACCGGCGACGGGCAGCAGCACCGCGCACTTAGTCACAGCGCCATTATCCATAATCCTGATTTTTTTTGGAATGTCAAGACAGCGATCACGAATTGTGCCTCAAATATATTTGGGGCTGGTTTGCGGTCGTGGAGGATGGCCCCTCATGCCGTCCCCACCGTTTCACCAATTTCGTCCATGGCGTTTATTGCGGCGCTGGCTGCGTCCTTGAAATCGGGCCAGCATTCCTCAACGTATTCGGCGGGCGTCATGGTGCTGCCGACTTGGTTGCTGCTGGGAATGCGGTATGTGATGGTTTTTAGACCCTCCACCGTTTCGAGGCAGAGCGCCCTTGCCACCCGCTCGACGGGGGTCATGCCAAATATCTCCTCCGCCCGAAGGCATTCAGAAGCGCTGTCAGGCCCATCAGCAGCGCCTCGGCTTCCCGGCCGTCGGACGGCCGTACCACGCCTGTGCGCGCCCTCACGAGCCAGCCAGGCAGCCTCTCGAAGACGGCTACATTCACCACCGCATCCTGCTGGCGGCGACCGGCAGCCACGAGCGCTTTGCGCAGCACATCGAACTGGCTCTGCGCCCGCTCGACATCCTCATCTGTGGCCTCGCTGCCACCAGTCGAGCCGGAGCTGGTCCGCCCGATCACCAGCCGATAGAGGCGTGCGTAGTCGCAGCCTGCATTGTGTTGGTCCTGGCTAATGATCTGCCTGGCTAGCAGTACACCGAGCGGATAGGACGCGAGCTCCGACTTGGCGTCGCCAACCAGGGCGGCACGCCTGACCTGCTGCTCTGGCGTGCCGCGATCGGGACCGACATCCTGTGACTTTCGAGGTCGCCCGCGCCTACGCGCTGCGAATGCTTTCAGGGGATCGCCCTCCTCAAAACGGAATCTCATCATCAGGATCTTCTCGGCTCACCGTCGAATGGGGCGGTCTGATAGCAGAAAGAAGTATGGCCTCAGTATCCCTATATTCCGCCACCATATCGGCCAGTATCTTCGCGAATGCCCCTACACGTTCGTCGGTTACTAGTTTCTCGTGAGCGTGATCTCTCATTTCCTCGTCCGCCGGCCTCACTCGGCTCACCGTCGAATCAGGGAAGACATCCTTGACGCCACCGATCAGACCAGGCTTATCGACCGCTTCAACGATGCGACATACCTCCTCAAGGCTGTAGATTCTGCCGCCGATGTCGCCTCGCTCGACCAGCGCGTGGGCGTGGGCGTTTGACTTACAGACCATGAATGCGTTGCCACCCTCGCTCTCCCAGGCCCAAGCCTCGACCTCTAGCGGTTTGTGACCTGCTGCGATTGCTTCCTCAGCCATAGCGGCCCAGCCGCGCATCAGCACCGCGGCTTTTCTGACGACCTGCTGCGAGTCTTCGGCCTCGATGGCCTGGTCGAGTTTTGCCTTGGCCGCGCCGAACTTGGCCGCTGTTTCCGGTGAGACGAGGCTGGGTAGTCGGTCGACGCCCCACGTCGACTCCATCTCGCTGGCAGTTCCGTCGAGCGGTCTGAGGGCGTGGTAGATGGCCTCGTGGATCGCGCTGGTGAATTGGTGCGGGTTGGTGAGCCGATCGGGTCGCCGAGGGTTATGTTTCATACCACGCTCGCAGGTTGCATTTGGGAAAGCCGCGCTTTCGGACAATAGATGCCGTTGTCTTGCGTACCTGCGCAGCCAGCCAAAATGGCTGCGCAAGTGCGCAATACAACGTATTGTCCGGCTGTTGTTGCGCACCCAAAATCCGTGCAACAGCGCGCAACAGATGCGCAACTCATTTCAAGCACCTGCGCATACTACCCCTAGATGAATGTTTCACTGGTCTGCCCTGGTCGTTTCGTATTATCGACAAATAGCCCCACCTGGTCCCTTCGTTCTATTTTGTTGTGATATTTCTCCCTTACGAGCAACCCGGCCTTGAGCCATAGCTGGACGATCTTTGTGACCTGCGCGTCGCTCTTGTCTTCTGCGCGCGGGTCAGTCGATAGAACCTCGTCGAACGCCAGATGGATGGAGCGTGCTCTGGCCTGGGTGCGGGATTGAGGCGAGTACCTGACGCCGTCCGCCGGCCCTTTCTCGATCTGATCTAGTATTTTCTGGACCAGCTCGCTAGACAGGCCGTCAAACGGGTCTGGTGGCGTCCACAGGGCCAGTGCGGGCATGTTGTCGCCGGGTCCGTCGATGGTGCCATTGTCGAGGGTGACGGATTGCCGCTCCAGCCAGACGGCGTGCTCCTGTGGGGGCTGCATGTTGGTTTTGGCGTCGTCGACGCGGATGTACCACTTGCGCCGCTCCGGCGTGATGCCGAACGCTTGGGCCTCTTGGTCGGTCATCACCGTGACCGTCCTGGCGGACCTCACAGCCGCTCCCAGGGCGCTGGCGCCGCGAGCCTGGTTGACATCACCTGCAGCACTGGTTTGCCCTGGTGCGGGTTTTCTGACGTGATGTACCAGGCTCACGGCGCAGTTCGTTTCCTCTGCCACCTGGCCGTAGACAGTGATGATGTCGTCGATCTGCTTGTTATCATTTTCATTTGCGTAATGACTTTTGACAAATGGATCGATCGACACGCAGGCGATGTTGTGTGCCTTGATCTGCTTCACTAGTTGTTCAGCGTCTGGGGTGGCGATGATATTCCCGTTGCCGCTGTCTTCCGCGATGATGAAACTTCGATCGCGTCCGCTGTCGAGAGCGACTGTCTGACGGATCAGATCAGGGTTGATCGAATAGTATCTGCAGATGGCAAAAACACGGCGCAGCAGTTCGTCGTGTGGGTCTTCGAGGTTCAGCGTCCATGTCTTGACGGCGCCCTCGTGCGGGATGTCACCTATTAAGTTGCGGTTAGTCGCCATTGCTATCATGCCGGTGAGTTCAAGAGATGTCTTGCCCACAGCGCCGGGGCTGAGTGTGATTGAGACAAATTTTCGGGCCAGGTGGTGTCCATAGAGCCAGCGCCGCTTCGGAATCTCTGATTCTTTGGCGTCGCCGATGAATGTGGGCGTGAGGGGCGGTTTTTCCGCCATCTCGGCTAGTGCCTTCGCGAATACCCCTACGCGTTCAGCGGTTACTAGTCTCTCATGGGCACGCTCATTGATTTCCTCGTGGGCCGGCCATTTCCCGGTCGCGACTCGTCTGAGCAGGTGATCGATCCTTTGTCGCATCAGGGTTTCGCCGCGGTTTTCCCCCTCCAGCGTCTGCGTCGAATCGCGAGTGAGAGTGGTGTCTCTGTAGCGCGGCCAGGCTGCGCTGAAAATTTCTTCGGGGACGAGCGCACCGCCGTTGCTGATGGTGTGGTTGATGACGCTCGCGATGCAGCGCACCATGTACGTCTCACGCCCGTCCAGAACGCGTCCCAGGCCGTCCTCTCGCACTGTCGGTGTCGCATTCGGTTTGGCCTTGATGCCCTGCTGCAGCAGTTTGACGACCCATTGCGGGGCGTCGGCGACGGGCGTGGTGTTTGGGTGTGCGTTATCATCCCAGATGTAGTATTCGCCGCTGGCGTGCAGGGAGGGAGCGGCGACGACGAAGCCGCGCTCACCTCTGGTGTCGATGCCTGGGCCGAGAGTGTTTTTGTCGGTCGGGATTTCAAAGTCGGGCGGGGTTTTAAATACGAAGTGCCGGCCACCGCCGCCGGTCTTGGCGATCGGCGTGGGCGGCAGGTCGTCGTTGGCTAGCTGAAGTTGTGCCAGTGTGTCCCCGCCGTCCTTACCCGGCCCCTCGTCGACGTCGACAACGAACATGCGGCTGACACTGCCGGTGATGAGGCCGACGCTGTAACCGCGGTAGGGGCCATCGAACCACTCCGTGATCTGCTGTTTTGTTGCGCGTTCTTTCTGGTGCTTCGTCCAATTAATGGCCGGGTGTTTGCCCTTGCTGATGCAGTCCGCACCCTGCTGACAGGAGCAGCTCTTGGTGCCGCTTTTATCTATCGTGACGTGGTGCGTCGGCACGACGGACCAGCCGAGCGAGGCATAAAACAGCGCCCAGTTAAGCTCGTTTGTTTTCATCGCCGCCCGTTCGTATCACCCCAGAGCCAACGAGCTGTCTGGTTTTGTGTTTACCTCGGTGCGCTCCCTGGTGGGGGCACCATTGTCTGTCGCCACACATGAAGAAGACGGGGTTTTCTATTATTCCGGGCCATTTCGTTTGGATGAGTATCTGGCCGACGTGCCCCATCCCGATCAGTCGATGGGTGGCCCAAACGCTCCGCTTGGATTCTTCGGGGAGTCCGGGGAAAAGGTAGACGCGTTCTATACGTCGCCCGGATGCTTTTGCGGCCCGTTTATCGGCCACCTGGCAGTGAGTATAATCATGTGCCTGCCAGAGCGCCTGGTTATAGGCCCTATTTGCTCCGTACTTCCCGCGCTTCACTTCCACTCCGAATAGATCGAATGGAAAGTCCGTTTCTGGTTTGGGCCGCACTAGAAAATCCAGTCTTAGATTTTGGCCTGTCTCTATATGCTGGAGTTTGCACTCTGATAGCAGAAAAAAGTACGGCCTCAGTAGCCGCCGGAGTGCTCTTCCCGCGTCCCTTTCCGTCCTATATTCTTTTAATTTTGCACGCATCCCTTACACGGATTGAATCACCAAAGGAAATCCGCCGCAGCGGATCAGTGCTGCGGCGGTTGGGGCCTAGAATTCTTCAATGTCGTCTTCGACGGGTGGCGCCTCGGGGGCGCCGGGGCTGTCGTCAGAACTGCCGCTGCCGTTCTTGAGGATGTCCGGCTTGTCTACCCACTTTTTGATCTCCAGCTTTGGTTTTGCCGTTGAGCCCTTCGTGAACTGAATCGGCTCAGTGCCGGTGATGACGACAATCGGAGTTAGGGCGGGGTATTCACCTTGCTGGTCGATGATATCGCTCATCAGGTCGGTGAACGGCTGGAAGCTGCCCGCCGATGCCTGCTGCCAGATCGCGGTTTGGTCCTTGTTTATCGCGACCGTCATCTCAAAACCTCGTTTCCATTCACGCCCGTCCGCGGGTTTTGGCTCAAAAGCCTCTATTGAGTCGTTCCACGCCCATTCCGGTGCGATACCGGAGACGCCTGCGGTGTGGCTCCAGCCGGTCCTGAGTGTGTCGAGGTCCATAGCTATACCCCTCTTGAACCCGGCGAAGGCGCTGCGCCCGTTCTCGTCGCGTAGCGAAAAACTCTTGGCTGGGATTTCCCCGTCATCGGTGCCACGGGCGTGCCAACTCAGGAACGGGCCCTGGTTTCCTTGGGAGCCTGGATCGAATTGTATCATTTTTGTTACCTCAGATTTTGAAGATTGCGTTGCGTTCATTCGATGAACCCCGCCAGAAAAAATGGTTGGGGTCCACTGGAACGATGCTGGCGAGGAGTTCTTTATCGCCTAATGAAAGGAATTTTTCCTGTCGATTCAAATGGGCTTTTATCAAAGTTAGTTCGTCTTGAACGTCGCCATCCTCCAGCCAGACGGCTTTTTTGGGTGTGATATACAAGAATTTCACTACCCGATTGCCAGAGCATTTCTGGTAGAATGCTCGCTGCCGTTTGTGGGCGGCAGTCATTTCTGACGGTGCCCGCAGGGTAGTTTTTAGGTCTACAATCAATCCCTCCTTGGGAAAATCGTAGTCTATAAAACCGATGATGGGCAGCTTCCATCCATCGCCGTTGCAGGTTATTTCTACCTTCTTTTGTTTGCCACTTTCGTTGAATTCAGGTTGCCCAAACGGTGCTAATTCATCGATGGCGCGTTTAGCCATTGGCTCGATGTTGGCACGCTCTTTGGCGGCGTTCTCAGCGTCGAAGATAAACTGCTTGTCGAACTTCTTCAGGCCGTTCTTAAGTGCGCTTTTGAAGTCCTGCCCATGTCCAATCACGGCGGTGCAAATGTCCTCGACGCAGATCCCGCGCCACATGGCCGGTGATGCCGGCCGTTTGAGATCGAATAACTTTTCCGCTACCCACAGGCTTGGGGCTGTCTCCCAGGTGTTGATTTGGCTGACGCTGCTGTGCGTGATGCCGTGTCGCTCCCATCCGGTCCAGTCCAGCGGTTGCCATCGTCGCACTACTGCACCCTCCTCACTGGTATGCCGTTCAGCATGTCTGACCGGACACCCCAGATCGGCTCTTTCTTTTTGCGGCCGGCCCTATTGCGGGCAACAATGAGAACCTGCGGCGCCACGTCGTATCCCTGGTCGCGCCAGTATCGCCGGATTCTCTTGGCCTGGTTATTAGCCGCGGCCCGTGAGCCAGGGGGGGGCTTTTTCACTGGATCAATCTCTCCCACGTTGCCCACGGTAGGATCACCAGCGGCTCCGCACGATCCTCGACGAGAATGAGTGCGTCGGCGTCGCCAAGCCAATCCATGAGCCAGCCGGGAAATTTTTTCCTGGCTTTGATCTCGGCGCAGATCGGCGCGTCGGCGTCGCGGGGATAGATATCTACGTCATGGGCGGCGCCCTGATAATGGGCGGCGCCACTGAGTGGCACCCGCTCGGCGTGGATGCCGGCCTTGCGGTGCCGCGCTACGATTTCGCGCTCGCGGCGGGCGCCCTTGTCTCGGCTAGCCTTCCCCATCACTCGCACCTGTGCGACGGCGCTGGCCTGGAGGTCCGGGAGGGAATAGCCAGCGCCGCCGCCACACCGCGAGTGGAGCGCGGCGTGTTCATGTAATTTCCTCGTTATCGAAAAAGTCGTTGGGCGTCACCTCGCCCGCCGTGGCGCCGACGATGGCGCGCAGCGTAGTCAGGGACGGATAGGTGCGGCCACTAGCCGCGCGGCTCACGGTAGGCACCGTCAGGCCCGCTTTTTCGGCGAATGCGGTGCGGGTTATTTTGTTTCGTGTAAGGTAGTCAGATAGACGCATATCCCGCAATTACATCATGTGCAAACCCGTGTCAATAATATTTTGATATTTCGCTTGCAATATGATTTGCATTTGGCGTAAGGTAGGGTCATCTTATATCTGACGCAACACACCGGGAGAGAGAGTCATGACCGAATACGAATTTGAGCAATGGTTCGCGGAGATGGACCTGGGGCGGTTGGAGCCGGTGCGGGCCACGCTGAAGGCCGACCTCCAGAAGAAGGGAGCCATCTAATGCGCCGTGCCTTCGCCCTCTACGCCGCCCGTCGCGTTCGTGCAGAGCGTGGCGGTTGCTGCGCCGTAGTCACCAACTCGAATGGCAATCGTGCCCGCCCGTGCCGGCACGAGGCTGTAACGGCCTTCGATGTCAAGAAGATGCGCTACTGCACGAAACACGAAGACCACTGGGATGATGGATCACCTATCTGACGCACCACACCGGGAGAGAGAACCATGACCCACTACATCACACAGACCGCCACCCTCGCCAAGGTCAGCATCAATGGAATGACCATCGGCGGGATCGTCTATTACCCCATCCACGATGGCTGCCTGTTCATCAGTCAGCTTCCCAGTGGTGCCGGCAGAAGCCGCAGCGCCCGCCCCTACGACAACATCGTGAAGGCGGTCCAGAAGCGTTTCCCGAATGCCGAGGTTGAGAGGGTGGTCGCGTGACCTCCCTCCCAGCCACCAAGCTGGAGGACTGACCATGAAAACCTTTTCCCAGCACCACACCGAATATGACCTAATCCTGCGCGAATTGTGGAATGACGAAGTCCGGCGCGACGAGGGGCTGACCGCAAACGACGGTGATCGCTACGTCGGAAGCGCCAACATTCGCATGGCCCGCCACAACCTGTTGGAACGCGCCCGGCGCGAGGGCTGGGCCGAATGCCGCTACAGCGGCGTCAGGGGCGGTCGTCGGTATCACGCGGTGGCATCGTGACCACCCACCTTCACACCTACGAACCCGATGACGCCGACGCCGACGCGGTCGAGGTCCGGTACACCTATGACGTCAGGGGCGGTCGCCCTGCGCAGATATGGGGACCGCCCGAGCGTTGCCATCCGGAGGAAGATCCGGACATCGAGTTGGTCGAGGTCGAAATCGAAGACCGCGACCAGCACGGCACCTATTGGCGCATCGCCACGCAGGACGAATACGCCCGCATGGGCGCGATATTCGACACGATCGACACCGGCATCCTGCTCGACGAAAACAGGGCGGACCAGCGGTGATCCGCCGCCGAATCCAGGGCATGGGGTATGGCCGATTTTTAATCGGCTCACTCATGCTGGCGGCGGGCGCGTACGGCGTGATCGTATTTTTGCTGTTATTCGGTCAGGCTATCACAGAGGGGGTGCCGCAGTGAAACCGGCCCGCCGTCTCTACTCCGAGACGATCGGCGTCACGCTGGGCGGGGGGCATCGGCTCAAGGTTTCGCTCGCTTACGAGGTGCCGCGACGGCGTGACGGCACACCTCCTCAGCGGCTGCGAGAGGTGGTTTTCGTGGGGAGGGGGAAAATCGGGCACGGGCTGGACTCGATGCTCCACGAGCTCGGAATAAAGCTGTCGCGGATTATCCAGTTTCGTGACCCGGAGACGGGTGAGGAGATCTGATGGGGGGGGACGATGATTTACGGCTCCGTCTGTTCCGGCATCGAGGCTGCCACGGTGGCGTGGCACGAGCTCGGCTGGGATCCTGCATTCTACAGCGAGATCGACAGATTCCCCAGAGCGGTGCTGACGCATCACTACCCCGACGTACCGTTGAGAGGCGATTTCACCGAGATCGGGCAGGGCGATCATGAACCAATTGAGCTTCTTGTCGGAGGAACCCCCTGCGTTTCATTCAGCGTCGCAGGAAAACGCCTCGGCCTGGATGACCCGCGTGGCAACCTGGCCCTTGAGTTCCTTGCTCTTGCTGGACGCCTGCGCCCCCAGTGGCTGGTCTGGGAGAACGTCCCCGGCCTCCTGTCGAGTGACGGCGGACGGGATTTTTGTATCTTCCTCGGGACGCTGGGCGAACTCGGGTATGGGTACGCCTACCGAATTCTTGACGCTCAGTATTTAGGAGTTCCACAGCGCCGCCGTCGCATCTTCGTTGTCGGCTATCTTGGAGATTGGCGCCCTCCCGCAGCGGTACTTTTTGAGCGCGAAAGCATGTCGGGGAATCCTGCGCCGCGCCGCGAAGAGAGGGAAGGTGTTGCCAGAACGCTTGGCAGCAGCTCTGGAGAGCGTGGCTGGAACAACGACCTCGACAGATCAGGGGCCTTCATCCCCCTCAACGACCTCGACGGAGTAAGCCACGCCCTGAGCGTCCCAAATACAGCGAGCGGACGTCAAGATCCATCGGTCGAGGACTTCATTGAGGTACATGGTGTAGTTCACGCCGGCGAGAGTGAGGAACAGTCCCCTACGTTGCGGTCTGGCGGTCATGTATCGGTGCAGAAGGCTATGGCCGTCAGGCGATTGACGCCCGTTGAGTGCGAGCGCCTTCAAGGCTTCCCCGACGACTATACCCTCGTCCCCTATCGCAACAAACCCGCCGAAGACTGCCCAGACGGCCCTCGATACAAAGCCCTGGGCAACAGCATGGCCGTGCCGGTGATGCGCTGGATAGGCGAGCGCATACAGATATTTGAATCCCTAACTGAGAAGAATTGATCGATGGTCCCCTACACACCCGAGACGCTGGCTGTGCTGACTACGGCTGAAGTCGCTGGGATGTTTAGGCGAACGGCACGGTGCATCACGAATTGGGCTCGGAATTACCGCGGCCAATATCGAGACTATAACCACCACTCCTACCGACAATGCTCCTTGACCGCCTCATTGTGAGCGACTATTTGCTCCCTCTCGCCGCGAGTCCAGCGTTGCTCCCACCCCTGTGACGGGGCGATGCGTGACAGCCAGGCGCAGTCACTCGAGGGAACGCCGCATCCGCTGATCGAGATCATCATCGTCGAGGCCAGCAAGCTCCTCACGGCGTGCGTTCTGCTGCTTTGCACGCTCAATTCCCTTTTCCGCTAATCTGCGTCGCAGCCAGCCGGTCCCGAGGCTGAAAAACGCGAGGGGGACAATAATGGCCTTCGTTGCCGCCACGGCCAGGTACATGAGAACGCGAGACAGCACTATACGTCATCCGCGTTTTTCGCCTTGCCGATGTTCAGGCCGATCGTATTTATAACGCGCAGGGCTACGCCGAAAACTTTGTCATCGATCTTTGTCGGTGTTAGTGCCGCAATCCCAGCACACGCTGTGATCAGACTCGTGATGGCGACGGCCCATGCAGGCAGCTGATCGAAAATTTCCAGAAAAGCATCCATTATCATCTCTCCTTTTGTGTGGAGGTGTGGAGCGGGCGGCGGGAGTCGAACCCGCGTCCGGTTGCCGTGGCCCGCGAGTTATCGCAGCCGGCATCCGCTTGCCCAGCGCCCGCGAAGTTTGTTGGGCATTCAGTAGGAAAAAAACGCCAGCGGCATCCCGTGGTCGTGGCGCCGATCGAGGTGCATGGCTGTTTTTGAGATCCGGCCTATCGACCAGGCGTCCTGCATCGCCAGCATCCCCAGCCGATGGGCATAGCCGCTGTCGGGGATGTGCGCTATGTCGATGGCGCAGGTTCCCGCCGTGGTCCGCCCGGTGTCGTCCAGTAGGTGCAGGCTTCTGGAATGGCCTCGTGGCCGCAGGCTATCATTGTGCGCCCGACAACGGCAGCACGAGGAGACGTACATCGGCCGCCCAAACGCCAGACGCAGCGCAGTGAGGGCGTTCGCAAAACCGGGGGCGAGGCGGTGTTGGCCGCAGTGTGGGCAGGCGAGTTCATTTTGCGCGAACAGGACGGTGGTCGGGTCGTGAGGGTGCAGGAGATCCATCACCGCGCTCCAGTATCAGCAGCGCCTCGCGGATGATGCTGTCGGCAAAGCCGATTGCCTCGGTTGGTTTCATAATCACACTGTGACCTGTGCGCTGATCCCAGACAGTGACCTCGACGCCTGCTCCAACAGGACGGACGCCGATGGTATTGGTCATGCCCGTGACCGGATCAGCGTCAAATACCGTGCCGCCTGAAACGGGTTGAAAAATACCGTCGTTATGTGCCGACTGTCGGGCTCGTCGGGATCGATAACAATAGTCACGCACTCTGATAGATTTTTGTCGGGGAAGCCGCGCTCGTGGGCATACTCATCGATGTGCTTGTAGCTGCCCACCCGAATGGGGTGACAGGCGCGGCCTGTTTCCGAGTTGAGCATGGGGTTATACCCAAACTCGTGCGTATGTCCGGCCAGGAGAATGTCATCTTTGACCCCAAAAAGAGCGGCCTTAGTGACTCCATGCGCGGAGTTGAACTGTGATCGGCCCGACTGATCGTGACGACAATTAACTTTAATGCTGTGTTTTGATGGCAGTTCCAGGGATACCCTGATGCCATCGTTCTCCGTCACCACGTTCGCCTGAGAGGCTATCCAGTCCAGTACACCCTCGCCATTGATGCCTCGCGTCCACGCATCGTGATTTCCCTGGACAATGAAAAGTAATCTATCTGCCAGAGTGTCCACCCACCACGCCACGAGCTTTTTTGCTTCTTTCGCTGTTACTCCCTGGTCTTTCCATTTGTGGGCCAGGCGGCCTACCCACCCATCTTGGAGGTCGCCCACGGCGCAGGCAAACATACCCTCGGTGGTTCTCACCAACTCGGTGTGAGCCTCTAGGAGTGGGAAATTTGATCCGGGGTTATCGACGTGTATATCCCCGAACACCACCAGCGCGATGGGGCCGGGCGTTTTAATTTTGATGGGGATGCAGCGCCGCGCATCGTGAGCGAGCTGCCGCTGGTCGTAGATCCGACGCCGCCGCTCCATGACATCGTCAATACCTAGCTCCTCGTCCGGCAGGTTGGGGATTTCAAACTGACGATCAACAGTGCCCATGTGCCCAGCGAGTTCCGCAGCCATCAAACGACCGCGATAGGTGGATCGATTCAGCCCCAATGCCCTCGCAGCCGCACGCTGACTGCCGTGAATTTTAAGAGCGTCAACGGCGGTCTGAAGCACATCTGGTGATAGTGGTGATGCTACCATTATTCGGTTTGTTGCAGTTGATCAAGGCGCGCATAGAGTCGATTGAATTGCTCACCAATCCTGGCTTCCATTTTTTCAATCACCATCGCGGTCACATAATGCTCGGCGGCGAATAGCTTGTGCGAATTGAGTGATTGCTCGACCTCTTTAACTCGTTTATTTATTAAATAGTAAAGCCATCCCAACGCTAGAAGCATGGGCACACCGACCGCGTTTGCCAGCCCGATGACATCTGTCATAGCCCCATCCCCCCTTGCTTGGGGCGTGTGGGTAGGATCTCAAGATTTTGCCCAGATGCCATCGCACAGGTCACGCCGTCTGAGCGCGTGACAAGGATAGTCCACGAGCCCTCGGGGCTGGCGAACACCTCAAGCATGGTGTTGTTGTTTGCTAATCCCCTAACGACGGGCACCTCATTATATTTATTGTGGAGTAGGTCGATGACTGGTTTACGATCCGGCGCACAATACTGCTGTCCCCACGCCGCTCCTGATGAAATCAGGAGTAGAGCCAGGGTGAGCCACTTAATCACTGTGCCACACAGTGTAGATGAGTTTACCGTTACCCAGCCGAACAATCCATCCCTCGGCGGTCCTTCCTGAGTGCGGTATCGATCCGATCAGTGCCACTGGTTCGATGGTGTACCAGAAATCACTGATACTGCACTGGCCGGCGTTGATGAGCGCAACCACGGTGTACTTGGCGAGGTTAAATTTGAAATGCGCCGCCGGCTCAAAATGCGCGTTATGTGATTCCCAGTCCTGGCAGGCCCAGCGGATCTCACGCGCCTCCGCAGGCAGAGAAAAAGCGGCCAAAAAGGCCGCTGTGAGGAGGGCTCGCCAGCAATAACTCAATCCAGTCAATGTACCGCCCCCTCGTAGTCCTCGCGCCGGTCCAGGCTGTTGTGTGCCACCAACCGATCCTGTCGGGACGTCCAGAACACCCGTGGCTTACACCAGCAGTCGCCACCCTCGGTCTCATGCTCCCTCAGATCGCCCACGGGATAGACGTGCTGATCAGTCATCCTCGGCTCCTAAAGCTTCCTCAACGTGGGGGAGAGTTGGTGGGGCTGGGCATTTATCTGTCACTCTGGTTTGGGGTGCGCCGCCTTGACGCTGGCTACGTGATCGAGCCAAGCGCTAGTGCCATTGACGGCATCCCAGTATTGCATATCGAGCTGGTCGCCCCACGGCGCAAACGCCTCGCGGCGTTTATCCTCGTAGGTTTTCTCGGGCTGGGCCGCAGTCAACAGCACCTTGTATTCCGCTGTACTGACTACCTTTTCCTCAATATCGCCTGCTGATGCCCCGTTCCCGACAGCATTCGCGACCAGCGTCCCAGGCTCCGCTTTGTCGCCAGACATATAGTCGAGCATCTTGCCGGTCGATAAATCGATCAAAACGCGCATAATTTCTCTCCTACCCGAAGAATATCCATCTGACGGCCATCGTGCCTGTCGGCGATCCATACTTTGTCCAGTCGATATCGACACCATCAGCGGTGAAGGCATCGATATTGCCGCCATAGACGTTCCCGCTGGAGTGCCTGGCGGCGATTATTGTTCCATCCCCTTGGACGTCCCAACTGCCGGCAGAGACGCCGCCATTATCGGATATGCAGCCTTCCGTGGTGCCGTCCGTAAAACCGATTGAGAAAATGGTGTCATTTGTGACGCCAGCAATGACAAGACACGCCGTTGGCTGAAACCCTGCACCTGTGATCGACTGAGAGCCGGAGGCATCAGCAATGTTCTTGGAAGAGGCCACGACAGCGTATTGACCGCCCCCGCCAAACCCCGTAGCAGTCCCTGAGTTCGCTATGGTCGCGCCACTATCAATATTGAGGGTCGTGCCAGATAGCACACTCAGTGTATTGGCAGCTATCCTAAAGTCCTCAGCACCAGCGACTTTGACATTTATCTGGTCATTCGCATCAGATGTGAGAAGCGTATCACCGTACTGGTTTGGAGTTGTCCCAATATAACGCATCACGTTATCTCCATAATAGA